AAAACTTTTGCACTACAGAGCGGTAGAACGTGCCAGACTCAGTGCGGACAGCTTCGGTACTGTTGTCGGCGCAATGTGCTAGCAGGAGTTCTTCTATCTTTCTTAGCTTTAAGTTGAAGACTTCTTCTTCTTCATGGGCCTTAGCGACTACTTCGTTTTTCTTATCCCGTATTTTTATGTACACAGATACGAGTTTTTCTAGTGATGGCGCACCGGCTTCCATATCTATCCCCTGTCTATATTTTACTTAGTTTCCCACAGTTATGTGCAGTTATGCTAAGTTTATTGCAGTTAGTATCACAGGTCAAGTATATTTTTATAGAGGTCGATCATTTCCGCATGTATGTTAATCCGTTGGTCTAGCATCTTATATATGTGCTTCTCTACCTTCGATCCTTCCAGTTGCACCACGGTACAGGGGTGATTCTGCCCCGAGCGGTGTACACGAGCATTAGCCTGTGCGTAGGTCTCAAGAGAAGAAGTTGGCCCCCACCACACTATGGTGTTTGCTGCTGTAAGGGTCACGCCGTGCGCAGCCGCTTGTGGTTGGATAATAAGCACGCGGGGGTCGGGGGTAGTTTGAAATTGTTTAAATATCTCCGTGCGTTTTTGTGCGAAAACATCACCGTTTATTATGGCGTTAGTTACCCCATCGGCGCTTAGCTTCTCGGCCAGTATGCGGATTACATGTTTGAACGGGACAAATACAAGTATCTTCTGGCTAGATTCAGCAATGACTTCTTGCAGCACTTTGTATCGGTTCTTTATGTCGAACTCTACCGTCTCTCCGCTATCGGTATACACCGCACCACATGAAATTTGTAATAGCTTATTCATGCTTACAGCAGCATTCGCCGCCGAGATTTGCTCCCCTGCTGCTACCGCAACAAGTTGGTCTCTCAGATAGGCATAGTATTTTTTCTGCTGGGTAGTAAGCTCTACCTCGCGTTTAACGTAGGTCATCTCTGGTAGGTCTAGGCATTCTTCTTTCGTGAAACGAATGGCTGGTTGGAGAGAGCTAAACACGACATCTTTTGAGTTTGGTTTCGGTACCCATTTGAACTGCGTGGCCTTGTACATCACCATATCGCGGAACGCCCCAAAGAATTTCGGTACGTTTTTAGGGGCGACAAGTTTAGCTAGGCCGTAAGCATCTACTGGGGACTGGGCGGCGGGCGTACCAGTCATAAGCCACAGCCAAGTTTCTGGTTTTATAACACTCGCCAGTACTTTCCAACGCTTAGATTGCGCGTTCTTATAGTGGGTTGCCTCGTCTACAATGATAAGATCAAACCCTCCGTTGGCTACCTCGTCCCTTACTATCCCTACCCCATCGTAGTTAATGACCACGTATTCAGTACCGCTATTAATCACCTCTTGGCGTTTCTTTTTAGAGCCGTGGGCGATCTCTACCGTGCGGTGCATAGCAAAATTAAATAGGTCAGCTCTCCATGCGGAATCCATAATCGAGAGGGGGCATATAATAAGAACACGTTTAACCAAGCCTTCCTTTATTAGGAAGTCAGACGCCCATATAGCGGAGCCGGTCTTCCCCGTGCCTTGCTCGTTAAAGCAAAACGCTCGGGCGTTAAGTGTTAAGAACGACGCAGTTGTTTTCTGATGTTCAAACGGGGTGTAGCGCCCGGGCCAAGCGTACTTGCCCAGTATGGGTGAGGGCACGTCCTTCACATTAAGGTTACGTAGCACTCGGGACTCGTCTATACCCCACCTAACAAGAACCTCGTTATCATTCAACTTCCTACTATTGGGTATTGCCGCTGTGATTTTTTCGGGGTTACGAACCCGCAGAAGCAAGCCTCTGTTGTCTATGATTTGCATTTCTATCCCTTGAAGTCGCTACTTAGTAGGTTTCTTTTTGTAGTTCCTAGCCCGGTTCTTGCTACTACTTTCTATCTTGTACCCATCTGCATTCGACCCACCCTTACTTAGGGCTTTGTTATGACTAACATCTTTGCCTTCACGCATATCAGCTTTGCCATTGTGGTTCTTATCTTTACCCTTCTTGTCTAGTTCACGCCTAGCGCGTTGGCGCTCCATACGGTTTTCATGCTCGCCGCGTTCTTTCTGCTGTTGGTACTCTTTCGCGTAGGGGCGGGGCTTATTCTTATATGGCATCTCTACATCTCCTATCGTCTACCGTTATGGGGGCACTCAAGTACTATACAGTGCGCTCTACACAAACCTGTTGGTCTAGAATTCCACACGTTGTTATCGTAAGACTTCTCTAGTGTACCGTAAGCAGTTAGCCACTTACGCCACAGGTCTGGCTGGTTCTCTATGGTGTATGTTTCTTTGATGAACGCATTACACACCACGAACAACAGCCCTCCCTTTACCGTCTTTACCTCGGGGAAATGTTTGAAGATGCAAAGCGCCATCAACTCAAGCTGCCCCTTGTCTGCGTACTTAGCAGACTTACCTGTCTTATAATCAAAGACTTTGGCTACCCCAGACTCCCTGTCTACAATAATTAAGTCCGCTATACCTCTGTACCACACATCCTTATCGAAGAACCCACACGGTTCAAGTTTCTCGGTAAGCCCCATTTTGTATTCGCAGAGCTTATCGCCTTTCATATTCTTAAGTCTGTCTAACGTAGCCAGCGCATAGGTAAACCTCGGGTCTAGTGTCTCAACATCCCCCCTAACGTACAACTCTGCCGCTTTGTGGAACTCATTCCCATACAACACGGCCCCGGTATTAAAGTCTTCTACGTAGTCCTTCTTAACCTTTAAGTGGTAGTACTTCTTAGGGCATTGGTCAAACGTCTTTATGCTGCTGAAGGACCACGTTGGTTTGGTTTCCATTCGATACAGTCTCCGTAGTTTTTCCCGATATCCACGTCTCCACGCACTGGAAGCCCTTCGGCCCAGTCTGGCGTGTAACGCATACAAGAGTCTATGTAGGTGGCGGCTTCGTCAACCTCTTCGTCTCTAACACAGCATACCACAGAGTCATGTACGGTAAGTAGCACACGGTATCGCTTTGATATCATTAACATTTGGTCAGACATAACACATCGCGCAATTCCCTGACACACGTTCTCTACAACTTTACCGCCGTATATCCGCGTCCAACCCATGCGGGTCTTATACGAAAACTGTAGCCCCTTCTCTGACTCCTCGGCTCTGAGTTTGTTGTATTGCAGCATAAGCCCTGACGGAAGTTGTATAGCGTTTAGGTTAGGCACTACGGTTAGCACCCCCTTACGCCCTAGATCAGCAGAGTAGTCTTGGTACATGTTCGACAAAGCAGTTTGGGCTTGCCGCCATAGGTTCGTTACGCTCTCATTGCTACCCCGGTACACCCGTATGACTCGCGCAGCTTCCTCTGCCCCTATTTCTACCTTCATACCCTTTAACTGTTCGCGGAATCGTGTAGCCCCCATACCGTATCCGCAGTTGTGTGCTATTACTGGCCCCCTAGCCGTTAAGATCGTGAAGCGACTCCTCGGCCCTGCGTAGGCGATGTCGTAAGTCTGCAATTTCTTTCTGCATGGCTCTGATGCTTCTTCTATTGCGCGTGTTTGCAGCCCTTGTGCCCAAAACGTAGCCTGTAACGGTAATTTTGCCACTCCTGTAGCCAATGCTTGGTAGAGGGTACTTTCGTCTTGCACCACTGACTGCGCGTCCAACCACTGCGTCCCGCACAATATCTTGTGGTCTGCTGTTAACCAAGTCCCGCAGAGACTCAACGTTTCTTGCATGCCTTTCGTTATTAACCCTTGGTGGCATACCCACTCCTCCCCATCCCATAGTCTGTCGGTTAGTGCTACCTGCTCTATGGGCTTCCACCCCCCAGCACACAACACGGGAGTTCCCTCGGAAATACAACCGAGCACTGTCGTTTTGCCGACAAACCTCTGACTGCTACTTACTTCTGCTAGAGGGATGCTATAGATAGCCGACGCCATCATGCTGTATACGTCTTCCCCTTTCATAAAGGCCGCCACCAAATCTTCCTGTCCGGCCAGCCATGCTAGTACGCGGGCTTCTATTTGTGCAGAGTCGGCTTGTATAAGCGTATACCCTTTGGGTGCTAGGATGCAGGACTTCAACACCTTGGCATTATCCCCACGATTGGGCAGGTTTTGCAGATTGATCTTGTCCAAACCGCCCCATCTTCCTGTGTGGGCTGCGTAGTATTTAATAGGCACGGGTAGCGTACCGCGCACACCTATATCAATAAACCTCTCCGTACGTGTTTCCTCTAACGTACTCTTAAGCCCAATGCGGGCGGCCACTAAGGCTTGAACTTTAGGGTCTTCGTGTTCTTGTAACGCCTTGAACCCCTCATCGCTTTTGGCGAAAGCAAATGTCTCTTTGCCTGTTCGTAAACTTGTTTTCATAGGGGGGATAACATCCAATGTCTGTAACGCCTTAGCAAACTTAGGGTTAGACATGAGTTCGTCCTTCCCTATCCCACACTCTTCCAACAAGCAATCTTTCTGCTCCCGGAGACTGTCCAGATGCCCCGCTAGCTTATCTACGTCCAGCTCAAGCACGGGGTCAATGAACATACGCAGAGTCATATCAATCACTTTAAGCTCCTTCTTAGGGAACTTTTTATTGCTCATGAAGATATTGAACAGACGGTATGAAAGCTCCACATCCTGTATGCAGTAGTCGCCATACCGTTCTAACTCAGCTTCGCTAAACCCCCCCCTGTGTTTACCCAATGCGTGGATTACTTCGTCCCCTTTCTCCCCGACCTCGTACATCTGGGCAAGATATTTGAGCGAGGCGCCCACCTCAACCCCGTGTAGTGCGCGAGCGATGCAAAGCGTATCAAGCCATAGCTTAGGTTGAATACCAAAAACCCAACTAAGAATAGCGCCATCAAAAAGAGTATTGTGGGCGAGTACAGCAGAATTTTTCCAATCGTAGTTAGTGTGCAAGTAAGTTTTAAGTTCCTTGTGCCCCCCGCTTAACCAAACAGTCTCGTCGTTATTTACCTTAATCCCCAACCCAATGACTTCAAAGTCGGGGCTGCGCACATACTGCTCGGTAGTTAGTTTACTTAGCGAGAATTCCTTATCGTAGTACGTCTCAAAATCTACTGTTATTATGTCCATTACGCCGCCCCTCCCTTTTCCTTCCGACATGCTATCTCTACATGGGCGAACGTATAAGCGGGGCATACCGTTATCTTGCCACCACGATCTAGAAATTCCTTGGTACGTGTTTCTATATCTTGGCGAAGTTCATCCTGCTGTTCTATCGTAGGTATGTCTATGCTTGTTGTAGTCATTGCCGGATACCCGCGATCCCTCGCGCCCCTTTTAGTTCTTCCAGTAAGGCCCCGTCTTCTTCTAGCTCGTCGACTAGGGCTTCTAACCTATCCACTACGCCAGTCGCGCGGTGTACAAGTCCCAATATATCTTCTATATCAGCATCACTTAGCTCTATCGTTATTTTTTTCATTTTACGTTGTGTATCTCGATTAGCAAATCTATACAGTGCTTCGCCTTCTCAAGGTCGATTAGCGGCTGCCCCTTTTTCTTCCAGCGTGAAATGTATTTCACTACGTTTCCTTCCAGCAGAGATAGACCGTTCTTCTCCGCGTACTCGGCAGGTTGTATAACCATGTCCTTATAGTGGTTTCCACCCGTTTGTCTCTGTAGTGGGTGGGCCGTTTTCGTGTCTAGTTTAATTACCGTACTCAGATTCAAGCAGTAGTTGGCAGTAGTGGATGGCTTTTCGTAAGTCCTCCGCGCCGTTTTTGCGCTTGTGCCGAGAGACGTACTTAACCACGTTTCCCTCGCAGAAACCGAGCCCGTTCGCTAAGATGAACTCTATGGGCTGTATCTCCATCGCCCGGTAATGGTCACCTCCCTCCTGTATTTCGGTTGCTTTACTGCTCATTCTATTTTCTCCAGTACGAGTTGCGTGATTGCCGCCAGCGCCCGCTCGGTGAACCACATCTCCAAATCATCCCCTGTCAGGCTTCTTATTTCGACCACGTCAAAAGTGGC